AACCGTCCTGCCGTACCAGAACCGGCTGCCGCGGCAGAAATGCCACCCGGGGTTGTAGTTGTTCCGGCAAATGTTGTTGGCAACATCTGGCTCCCCCCTCAGAATGTAGCAGACATCTGGAACGTACCAGCGTTCCAGGCCGACATCAATCGAGGGGCTGTACCGCTCGACGCCGAAGTCGCCGCAGTGCTCCCGGCGTTCGATGACCTCACCATCAAGCAGCTTCGCGCATACGCCGCCGAGAAGGGTATCGATCTCGGCAAGGCCACACGCAAGGCCGACATCATCGCGCTGCTCTAAGGAGGTACGCTCGTGTCACTGCTCATCATGCGCGACGCCTCGCGGGTCACGGTATCCGCGCAGGCTTCCACCGACGACTACGCCGACTGCGGGGCCGCGCTCGACGCGACTCACACGGCGTCTGTCAGCTACACCATCCTCAACAAGCACGCCACGCGGGTGCTGCACTGGAAGGTGCTTGCCGACAACGACGCGGCGTTCACCGCGCCCGTCACCATCCAGGCCGAAGCAGACATCGCGGGGGCCGCTTCGGCGACCTACGCCGTCGCTCAGGCCCCGTACCGCTACTACAAGGTGCAGATACAGTCGCAGGACGCGGGGCTCGCCTGCACCGCCGATCTCTTCGGCATCGCCAAAGGCTAGACCGGGGGGCGGCATCCGTCGCCCCTTCACCCGAGCGCATCCGTGTACCGTCCCCTCGGCATGGGTGCGTTCGTGTGAGGGAATCTCGAATGGAGCCTATCGTGACCCGTATCCTCGCCCTCATCGCCCTCATCGCCGTGCTGCTCGTCATCGCGGCTATCCCGTGTGGAGGTGGCTCGTGCGTATCCTCGACCGCATCCTGACCGCGCTCCTGTCCGCCGCGTTCGTGCTGTTCGCGCTTGCCGTGTGGCAGCCGTGGGACGCCGACGTGAGCGCCGTGGACTCGCACATCGCAGAGGCCGTGGCCGTCCACGCCGCCGAACCGCTCGACGTGAACGACAGCATCATCGTCCGGTGGGAGTATCCCGACGGCACCGAGGCCATGCCTCCCGAAGTGATGCCGCTCTGGCGTTACGTGTGGCTTCCGCAGTCCGAACTCCAGGTGCGCGTGTCGCGGCTTGAGACGGTCGCCTGCTATCCGCTCAAAGACCCCGTGATGCGCGGCCACCTGGAGCGGCACGGCATGACTCCCGAGCAGATGGACCACCTGCTCTGGTACATCGAGGGGAAGTGAGCCGTGGCTAACCTTATCCTCAATCCATCCTTCGAGGTTGACACGAACGCTGACGGCCTGGCTGACAACTGGACACTTACCAAGACCGTGAGCGGTACGCCGACGACCTCCCGCGTCGCGGGGCTGTTTGGGAGTTACGCGCAGCGCATCGCGTACACGAGTTCGAGCGACAGCGGGAAAAATATGGGGATCTTCTGCGATACGACTGCTGTTGGTAGCGTCGCAGAGGGCGCAGGCTTGTCTGGCGGCGTGTGGGTGCGTGTCGCAGGAGCCATCACGTATATTGCAACGGCTACCTACGTCTACAACGCTTCAGGCGGGTATCTCTCAAACAATCCGTTCGCGTTGTACCTACCGTCGGACACATGGCGCTGGATTCCCGCCGCGTACTTCGGCATTGCCACGGCATCACGCGCCCGCCTCTATGTCATCGCCAACGGCATCGACACGGGCGACTCCGTGACCCTCGACGTGGACGGCGTGTACCTCTCGCCTGATGCCAACTTCGACTACTACGGCAAGTATCCCGTCATCGGAGGTGCCTTGTGAGCATCGCATCAGGACAGGCCGTGACGCGCATCTTCACGACCGCGCACCCCGCCACGAAAGCACCGACCGACGCGGACGCCACGCCGACAGGGACGCTCTACGTCAACGGCACCGCAGACGCCGCCACGGTCACGGTGACGAACATCACCACGGGCGTCTACAAGGCCGCAGTCACGCTCCCTGCGCTCTCTGTGGGCGATGACGTGGACATGCGTATCGCGGCGACGGTGGCGACGGTGGCGGGAACGGCGGTCATCTGGGCGGACACATGCGACCACGCGCAAGACGACGTGCTCACTCCGCTGGCAGTCGTGGGCGGGAACGTGGGCAGCATCCTTCTGGATACCGGCACGGACGGCGTAGTGGTGGCAGCCGCCTCACGGACGCTCATCGCGGAAGCTGTGCGCGACCTGGCGACCAGCGGGCTGGCGGCACTCAAGGCGCTCATCGACCAAGCGCTCACGCTGCTCGGACTGATTCCGACCGACGACACGCCCGCAGGCTACACGCGCATCACGAGCGCGACCTACGGCACGCTGCTGCCGGGCACGGTCATCGATGCCTACGCGCCAACGGACACCACCTACGCGACGCCGCTGGTGCCGAACGTGACGGTGGCGAGCAACGGTAGCTGGTATATCGACCTGCCGGACGCAGCGACGTATGTGCTCGTGGCTAGGCTTGCGCACAAGGACGATGTGACACAGGAGGTGATCGTACCGTGACGTTCCCCGAGCAGACAGACATAGCGGTCAGCTATTACGGCACGCTCGCGGGCGTGCAGGCGTTCCTCAAGCCGACCATCACGCTGTCGGCATCATCGCCCGTGACGAGTACCGACGTGACCGACGCGCTCGACGCGCTCTCGGCATCACTCGACGTGCGGCTTGGAGCAGCTGGCTACGCGACACCCGTCACGGGAGCCGAGGCGCTGAACGTCCTCGACTCGTGTGCGGACCGGCTGGTCGCGGCAGACGCGCTCGAACGGCTCATCATCGGCCGGAACCCCGAGGCCGGGCGCGTGAAGGTCGCCGAGGTGTGGCGCAAGCAAGCCGAGGACGTGTTGGCGCTCATCTTTAGCGGCGCTGCGACGCTCCCGGGCGCTACGCGGCTATCGACCTACGCGATCGCAGACACGCCGGCGGTATCCTCGGCGGCATCCAAGTTCCCGACGGCGAACACCGATGAGTTCGTGGACGCTCACGGCGGCGCGTTCTCTGGCGGTCCGGTCTAGATGCCCGCGCGAGGTAAGGCGACAGGCGGCTTCTCGATAGAGATCGACGGCGAGGAGCAGGTCCGGGTCGCTGTCGGGCGGATGCAACACGCATTCGAGGACTTGCGGCCGGTGTGGGATGCGTTCCGAGAAGCGTTCTACGCCGCGGAGCTTGCACAGTTCTCGAGCGAGGGTTCGGCCGGCCGAGGCGGTGCGTGGCCGGGACTGTCGAAGGATTACGCGGCCTGGAAGGCGCAGCACTATCCTGGGATGCCGCTGATGGTCCGCACGAACGCGCTTCGCGGGTCGCTCATGGGCGGCGATGGGCATGTCTACGAGCCGCACCCGACGTGGATGGGCATCGGCACGGGCGTCGAGTACGCGATACATCACCAGCGCGGCGCGGGGGATCTCCCGGTCCGCAAGCTGATAGACATCTCGGCGGTGCAGGAGTCGGCGGGATTCGGCCGGGCGCTCGGCGAGACAGCCCGGAACATGGGCAAGATGTGGTCCGGCAGCGGAATGAAGCCGTTCGCGCTCAGTTAGGGGGCACCACGTGGCATTCGACGGCATCAAGCAGAGCGCGGACAGGATAGAACTCCTGCTTGGCGCGACACTCGAAGCTCACCGCGCGACGATAGCGACCGCCCACGGGGTGACGCTTGACACCCTCGCATCCGTGATCCGCTCGCAGCAGGTCGAATACGCCTATCCGCACGCCGAGATCGCGCCGGTATCGGGTCCGCTCACGGTGACCGGCGACAGTGTGTACGCGGCGCTCACGCGGTGGGTGATGGTCGCCGAGCGTGACCCTGACGCGGCGGTGCTCGCGGCGAAGGTGGAGGCGTGGTTGACGGCGCTCACGCGGACGTTCGGCAGCTATGAGTCGCCGGACGGGTCGTGGTCAACGACCATCATGAGCGTGGATGAATCGCCGCCGTACCAGCAGGACGAAACCTGGGTAGCCGTTGTAGGCGTCCAGGTCGTTATGACGATGGGTTCCGACTTGTGAGAGGAGCAGGGAGAGCATGGCAAACGAAGTAGTCAGGCAGGTTTCGGATATCCTGGTCGGGGCCTATGGCGCCGCACAGGGGGCATGTACCTCGATAGGTCCGGCCGAAGAGGTCACGATCGCGCCGGAGCGTTCGGTGGAGTACGCCGAGAACGCATCGGTGCTCGGGGCACGGGTTGCCGCGAGCGCACATTCGCCGCGCGTTGTCGTGACGTTCACCGGCCTCACGTCGATCGGTGCGACGCAGCTTCAATACGCGATCGGTGTAGCGACATCAGGCGACGAACTCCAGTTCGCCGGTGGCATCGGAGCGCTCACGGAGAAGGTCGCATACGTCACGGGGCTGTTCGCCGATGGGCTCGAGCACACGCTCAAGCTCAACAAGGTCGTGTTCGCGGACTTCAGCGAGTGGAAGCAGTCGCGCACGCAGAACAAGCTCACCATCACTGCCGAGGTGCTGTACGACACCACGGCGTCGACGGGGCAGAACTACTACCTGACGACCGCCGGCGGGAGTGACACAACGCCGCCGACGATCTCAAGCGTGAGCCCGGCCGATGAGGCCGCCGCTGTCGATAAGGCAGTCACGACCGTCGTGGACTGGACGTTTAGCGAGGCCATCCGCAGCGACGACGTGAACGATGAGCACTTCATGGTCCACGACGTCACCGGCACCATCAAGGCGGGCACCGTGGCGATCTACAACGCCGAATGCACCATCGTCCGCTTCACGCCGACCGCCGCATGGGCGGCCACCACGCAGTATCACCCGACCGTCATCAAGGGCGTGCGCGACGTTGCGGGCAACAAGCTCGCGGCATCGTACTCGACGGACTTTACCACGGGCGCCTAGCGTTCACGTTCAGTTTCGGGGTGACGGGGCGGGAGTGCCCCTGTCCCGTCCCCCGGATTCGATGAGGAGGCACTGACTCATGGAGAAGGTACTCGTCCTGAAAGACGGGCCGCACCGGCTCAAGCCGCTTTCGTATTGGGGCATCGCGTACTCGCAGAAGCTTCAGCGCTGGTGGGGTGCCGTCACCCCCGCCTCGCAGACCGTGGCCGTTCTCGCGGCGCTGCTCTCCGAGGCCGAGGAAGACGGCCCGAACGGTGAACCGCGCAAGGAGTGGGGCTTCCGCGAGGCCGCCGAGATCATCCCGACGCCGCAGCACAAGCACGTCGCGGACATCACGGACGAGCTGTGGAACGCATCGTTCGCCGATGAGGACGCGGCCGAAGACGATGAGGAGCCGGTCGCCGATGCCGTCCCTCCTACGCCCCGACCTGGCGCCGAGAAGCGCTCGCCGGGTCGGAAGTCCTCGGCATCCCCTTCCCGGTAGCGTGGCGCATGTCCCCCGGTGATCTGCGGGGGCTCGTACGCGACCACCGGACCATCCGTGAGTCGGCAGAGCGTGGCGAAGTACGCATGATGTCACCGAACGCCCAGAGGTAGGAGCCCATCGTGGCTGACGAGCAGCGACTCATACTCAAGTTTCTCGGGGATGCGTCCTCGGCGAAGCGGGCGGCGTCTGAGGTGGACGGCGCTGTCGGCAAGAGCGCCAAGGGCATCATGGGCGTCGGGAGCAAAGTCGGGGTGTCTCTGGCCGCTATCGGCTCCGCCGCCGTGGCGATGGGCGTGGCTTCGGTCAAAGCCTACGCCGCCGCCGAGGTATCGGCCGTGCGCCTAGAGGCGGCTGTCAACGCGACCGGCGAGAGCTACGAGGCGTTGGCCGAGGTGCTGGATTCGACCGTCAGTGACGCGATGCGCAAGTCTGCCTACGACGATGAGG